CCGCCGTCTGCACTAAAGTCTTGTTCGTTGTATACCTTTGTGTCAAAGCACCATAGCTTAATATTGTAATCTTGATATTCGTCCATAATGCCTTTAACTTCGCCTAAGAAGTCAGCAGCTTGAGCATTACCAATACTGCCTGACATGTCAAGACTAATACACAAGTCGATAGTTTCAGCATAGTTCATAGCTGGTAAAATTGCGCCAGTCATTTGACCTTTACGACTTGGCCGACTAAACGTATAATCATTACGCACAGTACTCTGAATCTGTTGACGTAAAATTTCACGCCAGTCCATTTTTGGCTCTGTAAGCTCTGTGATCATACGTGCAACTTCGCCTGGAGTATTGCCTGCACCTGATGTCTGTGCTGCTGAGATCATATTTTCTTTGATCTCATCTTTAATTTGTTTGATCTCTTCTTTAGAGTACTTAGGTTGACTCTTACTTTCTTTACTATCGCCGCCAGCGCCTTCACCCTCTTCACTGTCCTGCGAATCTTCACTATCGCCTTCCCAGTCGATATGTTCGTCTAGCATTTCACCTAGTTGCTTTAAAAACTCTTCACCGTCTTCTTTAGCTGTTTCGTAAAGGTCGTCATATACAGCTTCTGAACTCCAATTATCATATTTAAAGTCTTGATAGCAATCAATGAATGTAGGCTTTGTGCCAATACGATCTCGTACTAACAAGTTATTAACAATATAATCAGCAGCAATGTTATAGATCTTAGGATTTCGATCTTCTCTACGACCTAAGTGATCAAATACACAGTGTAAAATTTCATGTGCAATAACAAATTCAATTTCTTTGTTAGACATTTTATTAAAGAATTGTGTATTAAAGTAAAGATTTCGACCATCAACTGCGGCAGTACCTAGCCAATCATCTGCACTTTTAATTTGCAAACGTGTAGCCATGTTACCAAAGAATGGATGACGGAGCAATAGACCAACACGAGCTACGATAATACGATCAAGTACATCGATCCGCATGTTTTTAAGTGCTTCTGGAGTAATGTCTGGATCGGGTGTCCAGTTTTTTGTACCTTCTACGCTCATAATATCTTACCCTTTGTTGTTTATGTTACTATTATAACATTACTTAACCAATGTGTCAACCAAAAAAAAGGTAGACAGTACATTACTGCCTACCCTTCTAATTACGCCTGCTGTGCAGCCGTAATATATTTGCCAAAGCGTTCGTGGAACTCATCAAAGCATTCTACTTCGTCTGGATCAATTGGAAGATTGTATTGAGTAAGAGCAAGTTTAATGCCCATAACAACTAATTCAGTTTCAAAGTTATCCATTGCAAAGCGTAAGAAGTTATTAACTTTTTCATCAAACTTCTTATCGTTCTTGTCACTTGCTTCTTTTAGTTCGTAGCACAATGACACTGTTAAAGAGTACATAGCACTAATTTCTTTTGTCTTGAGCTCGCCGACTTTTCCTGCAAGAATGTCAGTTGGATTAGGCATTGTTGCTGCTACTCTGCGGTGTGCCATAAATTTCACAGCAAGACCTTCGCCAACTGACCCACTAACTAGATCAGTAGTAGTCATATCGTCACTGTCATTGTCTTCGAGCAACTCTGACACAAACGACCATGAACGAGGTGTAGCAAAGCTACGACTTGGGCTTCTAGGGTCAAAGTCGTACAAGTCTTTCTTACTGAAAGTTAAATAGCCTACAACATCTTGATGTATTTTATTATCAATTGCCCAGGTAAACCAGTCATCAAAGTTAACAGCAAGTTCTAAGTGTACAAAGCGGTTAGCCAACGGAGCTGGCATCCGAAACGTAACACCTTTATCTGATTCTCGGTTACCAGCAGCAATAATAAGAACATTGTCTGGCAATGTATATTGACCAACTTTACGATTCAAAATTAGCTGATAAGCAGCAGCTTGCACACTAGGCGCCGCAGAGTTCATTTCGTCTAGGAAAAGGATAATCCACTTATGCTTAGATGCTAATTCTGCATCTGGCAGCTCTGATGGTGCGCCCCACACCATTTTGCTTTGCTGTGGATCAAAGTACGGAATACCTTTAATATCTGTAGGTTCCCATAGGCTTAACCGAATGTCAATAACAAGAGCTTCCATTTGCTCACCAATTTGATGAACAATATCAGACTTGCCAATACCCGGAGGTCCCCACATAAACAATGGCCGCTTCTTGTTGAAAGCACGTAGAATACTTTTCTTTGCGCCGTTTGGAGTAACTGTACGTAGTGTTGTATTGTGATCCATTTTGTGTTCCCTCAGTGTTTATATATTTGCTTAACTTACAACTATTATAGCACCGAATCCACTAATGGTCAACCTTTTATCTACTTTTTGAGAGTAAATGATTCTCCGCAACCGCATTGGGCATCTTCCCAAGGGTTCCTAAATTTAAACCCAGAGTTAAGACCTTCTGTTGTATAATCTAGTTCTGTACCATCAATCATTATTAGTGACTTTTTATCAACGATAATCTTTATGCCATTAGAGTCAAACACAGTGTCATCGTCGTTGATTTCATCAACAAACTCTAGCACATATGCATACCCTGAGCACCCAGTAGTTCTTATCTTAACTCTAAGTCCTAGGCCCTTGCCGCGATTTTTTAAAAATCCTGTTACGCGGCTAGCACCTACATCGGTAATTGTTATCACTTAGATTTATAATCTGCAATAGCAGCTTTAATAGCATCTTCAGCTAGTACTGAACAATGTATCTTTACTGGAGGAAGAGCAAGTTCTTTTGCAAGAATAGTGTTCGTTATCTTGCCTGCTTCACCTAATGTCATACCTTTAATCATCTCAGTTACTAAGCTACTACTGGCAATAGCACTACCGCAACCGTATGTTTTAAAGCAGGCATCTTCTACAATACCATTTTCGTCTACTTTAATTTGTAAACGCATGACGTCTCCGCATGCTGGAGCACCTACCATTCCGGTTCCGATGTTATCAGCCGGCTCCCATTTACCAACATTACGAGGGTTTTCGTAATGGTCCAGTACCTTCTCTGAATATGCCATAATTTTAGTCTCTTGATTTAGGTTTTGTTGTGTCTACTTAATGCCTTTGTTAGGCCGTATTTGCGCATATCACCGCTAAACAGGTGTAATTCCATAGCTTTCTTCTCGTCCGTAACAGTAATACCATGTTTACCAAGGTAGTACGGGCAGTCAATGAAGTTGTCCATCCAAATTACTACGTTAGTAGTAAGATCGAAATCTCTCGGATAAGGCACATCGTATGTGGTAAGTTCTATATCTTCAGTAATAAACCGAAAGCCTTCGTCAGTTAACCGTAGACCGCCTGTATCTTTTGCTCGAGTGTTCTTCCACCATACCGGAAGATGCTCTTTAATAGCAAGGTCGCCTATGCTTTTGTCAGATGCTTTAAGAAATATCTTAGTATAGATTTCTTTCCAATTCATTCTACTACAATTTCTCCTACAGTAAGTTTAACTACAGTAAATTCGTCGCTGTCGAATAAAATATTTAATTTTTTAGTTAGATTAAGTGCATGCCCAGGATTAGAAAAGCTAGTTTTTTTATACTTAGGTCCAGGGTAGCTAGTTAGTAGATTTGCACTTTTAAGATTAAATGGTTTATCTTGAAAGAAAACAGCCCAAATAGCTTCAGACTGCAATATTTGCTCTGTCTTGTACGTCTTTTTATCTACAAACTCTTTTAATACAGTTGGTTTAGGTCTACTCATTTGCGCCGTCCTTTAATTAACTACGCATATATTTATCTCTTATTGGAGACAAGTTACCATTTACCGCCACCATCCATATTAATTTGAATTACTTCATCATCGCCATTATTCTTTCTTGCGAGAATACTTTCAAGGTCACCGTTTAGTCTTGCCATAACTTCGCCTAACGTAAAGGCAAGTCGCTTTGCTTGATCGATATTTAATTTAATTTCTTTCTGATTGCTTGCGTCTGCACTCTTAGCTTGTTTTATAAACTGTTGTATAGGACCAGTGTTTAATGGTTCGTTCATTTTAATACCTCCATAGTAAAGTTGTTATCTTGAGTTGACACGACTTAGTTCTTGGCGCATTTCAATTTCTGATCTAAACGGTCCGCATGTTTCATAACGTTCAACTGTAATAAGTTTAGGACAAAAGCTTTTAACCCAGCCTTTATCAAAGCGGATAATATAGTAGCCTGCACAATATAAACTTTTACTTTTGTCGCTTTTAGTAAACAACGGTAGTTTTTGTTTTACGTCATACATTTTATTAAACGGTACTGAGTTAGTCACGTATCCATTTACTTCTTTTGATACTGTCTCTACTATTTCTAAGTCAGTCCAATTTAAGTTTTGTTTTAGCGCAGAAGCAAGTTGTGTTTCGGTATGGTATATTTTAGTACCCGTTGGTGTACTTAGTATATATTGTTCTTCATTTAACGTAATAGTGCCAAATTTAACACCACCGTCTTCTACAATCCAAAACTTATTCTTTAAAATTTCTTTTGCGTTCATTTAGGGTACCTCGCTTGTAATGGCTCTGCAAAGTATTGTGCCTGGTCTGCAACTCGTTGCATATCCCATTTTGCACAAAACTTCATAAGACGCATGCCAACTTGATTAATATTCTTAGGCTCAACTTCGTTAATGGCTGTATCAATAATCTCTCTAATGTCTGTAGGTTGCGCAGTTAAGTCACAAAGTACAACATTACGATTATAATCATCTAGTACACGATGCTCTACACCGTTATGATCAGTCCACCGTTGTAACATCATGTTATTCCAGTTGTACCCTTTTGTAGTCTTATCAGCATACGCTTCAATAAGACCAACTTTATTCTTAGTGCCTTTCTTACGTACACCAGGGTACGCACTAAACACATTATCACTAGTGTCACCGCGCATACACTTTTCAAATAACATAAAGTCAGGCTCAGGAGCAGGCTTGCGCTCTTGTGTCTTTTTATCAATTACTGGATCTAAAGTCTTATCATTAAAGTAGCCTTCGTGTGTAATGATTGTGTTGCTTACGCCATTATACTGTTTACAGTTAGGTGCAATTAGCTGTGCAAAGTCACCGTCTGTGCTAATAACAACATGATTATCATTAGGATGTGCTTGTACCCAACCTGCAATAAGATCATCAGCTTCGAGTTGCTTATGCTGAATAACAGTACAGTTAGTCTTCTCTGTCATAAAGTTCTTAAACTCGTCAAAGATCTCCCAAAACGCAGTGTCTTCTTCACTTTCTTGTACAGTCAACTTGTCGCGAGCAACTTGTCTATTACGCTTGTAAGGCTCGTAATAGTCTTTGCGCCAGCTTCGGCCTTCTAAGCAGATCACAACATGAGTACCGTTAAAGTCTTGCCAGGCTTTTTTAATACTGTTTAATGTAATATGCAATGCCATACCAACTTTAGTATCAATATCGCCACGTACTACGTGCCGAGCTCTAAAGAATGTATTTGCTGTGTCTACTAGAATGTAAGTTGCCATTAGTTTGCCTTTGTGTAATTTATAGTATTAGTATAGCACTGTATTAGGATACTGTCAATCATTAAGATACTGAACTCTTAGTACCGTCTGACGATGGCACAACATTAATGTACCCCATTTCTCTAGCAGTCTCGAGTCCTTCTTCACCTAAAATCTGCATTGCAATAGTTCGAAACCAGCTATCTACAATTTGTTCATTAGTTTCGCCAGTGTATCCTGCATCAAGTAATTCTTCAATAAACTGATTATTCCAGTCGAGTTCAAAGAACCCGTTCTTAATGTCATCAGGATTAATTTGTGTATCAATAACTGCAACCCAAGCCGTGCCTGCTTTATTAGCATCTTGTTTTTCTTTTTCAAGTATTGCCCTACGTTCATCTCCAGCTTCACTAGGCTTTTCTGTGCTTGCTGATTTCTTACCTACTAACTTATCAAACCATTTCATAGTAATCCTTTCCTTCTTAGTTTATCGTCTAATGCTTCTTTATCAATTGTAGCTTGCATTGCTTTTTTGTGTTGTTCGTTCTTGTACTCATCACGTACCCCATGCATTTCCGAATAAGGATATATGGAGTCTTGGGGTAAATCGCCATCCTTTTTCCATACAGATGTTTGCGACTTCTTGAACATTGAGAACATACTCTTCCGAACGTCCCCCAAGCGGCATACAATATACTGGACACTCAACGCCGACATCACGATATGCTTGCACAGCTCTACCAGCTTCGTCAATGTCTGAACGATCAGCAACAACAAATTTGAGATAAAGATCGCTACCATCAACAGTGGCATAGTTAAGAGCAACACTAGGCTTAATAGCGTCCTCCCAAGATTCTCCACTAACGGATAGCTTAGGCGAACAACTCCACGTGACAGTAATTCTGTCGCTATCGTTGAGATAGTTGTATAAGTCGTTGTGTAAAACTTGTGTAGTATTTGTTTCAAATGTGACATTTTTTAAATCCTTCATTCTAGGGTGTTCAAATAGCTCAACATACAACCGTTGCCAAGCAAGTAGCGGTTCACCGCCAGTCATAATTAAATGGATATCTTGACCGTTATCCATTGTCCATTTGCCTTCAGGAAGAAGGGATAGCAAATGTTCAACTACTTCATCAACTTCTGCAAGTTTGTTAAAGTCTTTAAACTCAGGATAGATACTTGCATAAGTGTCACATCCTGTATGAATGATAGGCAAGTCTGTAAACTTTTCAGTCCTTGCAATAATGCCATCATCTAGTAAGTCTTTTACTTCTTGATTGTATCGTTGCCCTACTTCATGCTTCTCAGCACGACTAGGTTCATCTTTGCCAAGTCCAAAGTTCATGCAACGAAAGTTACAACCAAAAGTACGTAAGAATACACTAGGCACTCCTACAAACTTACCTTCACCTTGTACGCTATAAAACGCTTCACTATAACGTAACTTCATCGTGCATATTCCTGCTGTAATTTAATGTTGTCAAAGAACTCTTTCTTTGTGCCCATATCTTCTTTAAAAGCACCTTTAAGCACAGTAGTCTGTGTTAAACTACTTGTTGCCATAATACCTCGGTTCTCACAGCAGCCATGTGTTGCTTGAATATAAACACCTAAGTGTTTTGCATCAGTTGCGGCTTGTATTTCTC